ACATATTGAAAGTAAGTGCTCTCCATGGTCTGTTTTTCCTCAACATCTATCTCACCATTTACCTTCACTATCTTTGAGGGATCAGACACATCCTTCAGTGTTATCTCCCCCCGCGTCCACATCTTTCCCTGAGCTACTATTTCCATGTTTGAATAATGGCGTTCTGGGATTCCCTGCTTAGGTGCCAATAGCTTTGGGTCCTCGAGTTTGTCCACATCCTCCTGCTTTATCACAAGGGGATTCTCAAAGGCCCAGTCTGCTGGATTCTTCCGATACTGTGTCTTCTCAATAGATTTTTGCCGGATCAATTGGAAGAACTGGGAATAGTTCAACCAACCCTCCATCACCGTGTTGTCCACGAGATTGCGAAGTTTAAATTTGTATGCATCACGGGAAAAGGGCTTCCCATGATCAGGATGGGTCTTCGGAATTTTGATCTTTCTTATGGTCCCTGTGCCATCTACAAAGTCATCGCTGATGGATACTTCTGCAAAGAAATCAAACCGTCGCAGCAAAGCATTCTTATCTTCAAGATTGACTTTTGGAATATCTCCTCCATTCTGCGACAAAATCACAAACTTTGAATTAAAGAACACTGAACCCTTCCGATCAAAGGCCATGTCTAAGGGATAAGGTGCATTATTTATCATCCTAATTAACTCTAAAGCCACTTTGGTCCGTGTCTCCAAATCATCCTTTTGCCAACCATCATCGAATGTTGTCGCAAATTGATTATAATAACCTTCTGCGTAATCTGATTGCACATCTCTTTCCCACCTAATCCCTTGATTACTTGTTGGGGGATTCCCAAATTCTGCGGTATAATCTGCAACATAAAGATCATTAATTAAAATGTCTTCTGCTACTGATTTGCCACAATTGGGAGGTCCCGAAAGACCAATCAAAACTGGTTCTGAACGTGACTTCGTTGTGCCAAGAAAATTCTTTGCTTCATTCACTACCTTTCTGAATTCTCCAACCATCGTGAAAAATGCCGAGAAATTGATACGTGTCACACCAACGTCCATCAATTCCTGTTCCAGCACCAATGCTGCATCACCATGCAGTATCACTTGATTGCACAATTCTACAGATGCTACCATCTTCCCTGGGACTCGTGCCATCTTCATAAGGTCCTGTGCTCTACCCATCCATACTATTCCTTTCTGGGCTATATCCTTTGCTGCATCAAAAAGAAGTGGGTGTCCTGTTATTTTTTCATAACTCCACTGCACCACCTTCCACAACAACTTGCCAAAATGTTCAAAAAATCCTGAAATACTCTTAATCGCACTCAGAGTTTTCGCCCACTTATGCAAAGATGGTTCTGGCAATGTTTTTGCCTGAGCTTGCAATTCATCTTCCAAAATTGGGACAAGCATCTTAGAGGTCTCTCTAAAGACGTCCGTCGCCATCTGGAGTTCATCTCTCTCTTCTCCTCCCTCTGCACGCAACTCTGCTCCTGGCAACGGAAACTTACAATCCATGTAACTGAAAACTTTCTGAAGTGCTGACAATAACGCTTTCGTCACGTATTTCACTTTCAAAATTCCTGCTGCTACAAAGGACTGTAAAGCCACCATTGCTCTCATACCCATGGTCTCTTGGTGATACATATTGTAAACTGTAATCAAAATACAAATTACTTTGTCCACAACTTCCACCAAATAGTCATATTTGAGAAGGGTCGTCTCAAACATACTTCTGAGTCGCGTCAACTCTTGCAGACTACTCTCCATCAGATCTGCTGCTTTATCGTCAAGTTTATGTTTTACGTCAAATGTAAACCATGATTGTCTAGTGGTTTCTGGTTTACCTGACCAACTGAACCATGAGCTTGACTTCTCTCCAATGTTCTCTCCTGCCATTTCAAATTCATTGATGCTTGTACTATACATCAATAGGTTAAGGGGGGTGGAGGCTTTCCACGGTGTCTATTTACACGACATTCACCATTCCTACATCTCTCGTGATCTTAGCTATACACAAAATCATTATGATTATCAAAATCTGCCAAAAACTTGGCTCATTTGTGCTTTCCAGATGTTCTCCAAGAGTCTGCATACGGTCGTGTACGCGCTATTTGCCCCTAATCTCACTTAAAATTATTCTGATGCGTCATCATCTCTACATGTTAGGATTCACTGCGTCTAAAGCAGGTAGTCATCCTACGAGACTATGCTCATACTCACTTCAACTGATTTTGGGCTCAAACCTTTCTCTAGCATTAGCAAAAACCGGATTGAATAAATTCA